CTAAACTAACTCAAAAAATGCGAGAAGCTGAAAGACAAAGAGAAGAAGCAGTATCTTATGCTCAATCTGTAAAAAGAGAAAAAGATCAAATTGAATCTAGAATATTAAAAACAGATCAAAGATATGTATCTGAATTTGAAACTAGAGTTAATTCTAGTTTAGCAAATGCTAAAATAGCTCTTAAATCAGCAATCGATAATCAAGACGTAGAAGCTCAAGTTAATGCACAGCAACAAATTGCTGAATTAACTATGGAAGCTGTAAGATTAAGAGCAATGAAAGTTGCTCAAGAAGAATCAACAGCTAGACAAAAAGAGGTTAATATTACACCTCAACAAACTATGCAAACTGCACAAGTAGATCCTAAAGCAGAGGATTGGGCAGCAAGAAATTCATGGTTTGGTCAAGACTCCGCAATGACTTATACTGCGTTTGATTTGCATAAAAAACTTGTAGAAGAAGAAGGTATAAATCCAAAAAGTGATGAATACTATGAGGAAATTGATAGAAGAATAAGACTTGAATTTCCCCATAAATTTGCTACAAAGGATTCAACTACAACTATGGAAAGAGCAAAACCTGCTCAAACTGTAGCTTCGGCTAATCGTCCTAGCCAATCAGGACGCAAAAAAACTGTAAAGCTCACACCTTCACAGGTAGCAATTGCTAAAAGATTAGGTGTGCCACTTGAAGAATATGCGAAACATTTAACCACGAAGGAGGTATAGGCATATGGTAAACGAAAAAAATACAATTAAGACTTCCCGTGCGAGCGAAACTAGGACTAAAACAGATAGACCTAAAGTTTGGACTCCACCATCATCTCTGGATGCACCACCTGCGCCAGACGGATTTAGACATAGATGGATAAGAGCCGAAAGTGCTGGCTTCGATGATACGAAGAACATTTCAGGCAAATTGAGATCTGGTTGGGAATTTGTTAGATCGGATGAATATCCGGACTCTAATTACCCATCAGTCAAAGACGGAAAATACGCAGGAGTCATTGGAGTTGGCGGCCTATTGCTGGCTAGGATACCCGAAGAGATCGCAAAATCTCGCGAAGAGTACTTTGCAAAAAGAACTCAAGACCGAGAAGAAGCTATTGCAAACGATCCTTTTAAGGAACAGCATCCAAGTATGCCCATCAGCAAAGATAGGCAGACTCGTGTAACTTTTGGTGGCTCAAAGAAAAACTAATTATTTAGTAATTCCTAACCACAAAGTTTAAAATAAACTTAAGGAGAAAATAAATATGGCAAACTCAACAGCTGCTTACGGTTTTAGACCGTTAGGCAAACTTGGTGGGAACCCAGCTGCAGGCGGACAAGATCAATATGTGATCGCGGACAACTACAGCTCGTCTATTTTTCAAGGAGACATTGTTAAACTTAATGCAACAGGCGGAGTTATCGTAGTAGATACTTCAGCCCTGTCTAGTGTATTAGGTGTATTCAATGGTTGCTTGATAGAATCGGACCCATCAACTAAAAAACCAAAGTTCGTTAATTTTTACTCACAAACGAATATCACTCAAGGTGAAATTCAGGCGTTTGTAATAACGGACCCAAATCAACTCTATCTCGTTAAATCTACAGGAACTGCTCTAGGAACAACTGCGGTTGGAACTAGCTTTGATCAAGTGTATGCTGCAGGTAATACCAACAATGGTATTTCAGGTGCTTACCTTAGTTTAGCTACTTCAGCGGCTGCTGCCGATGGACAAGTGACTGTGGTGAATACTTCACCATTCATAGGTAACGAGGAAGCTGTAACAAATGAAGATTTCATTGTTAGAGTTTCTAAGAGTCATCAATTACTATAACAGGAGAATAAACTATGGCTATCTCAAGATCACAACTAGTTAAAGAACTAGAACCAGGTTTAAACGCACTGTTTGGACTTGAATATAAACGTTATGACAGCGAGCATGAAGAAATCTTCATTAAAGAAACATCTGACAGAGCTTTTGAAGAAGAAGTTATGTTATCAGGTTTCGGCAACGCTGCCATCAAAGCGGAAGGATCTGGTGTCAACTACGATCAGGCACAAGAAACTTTCACTGCTAGATATACGCACAACACTATAGCTCTTGCATTCGCGATCACTGAAGAAGCGATCGAGGATAACTTGTATGACAGACTAGCGTCTAGATATACAAAAGCATTAGCTAGATCAATGGCGAATACAAAGCAGGTAACTGCGGCTAACGTATTGAATAATGGATTCAGCACTAACTTTTTAGGTGGTGACGGATCTCCTTTATTCTCTACGACTCACGCTACAATCTCTGGAACATTTAAAAACACGCTTTCAACACAAGCTGATTTAAATGAAACATCTTTAGAGCAGTCTTTAATTGACATCGCTGCTTTCACAGATGAAAGAGGTTTAAAAATTGCTGCTCAAGGAATGAAATTAATCATCCCTTCTGAACAACAATTTACTGCAGACAGATTAATGTCTTCTGCTGGTAGAGTTGGAACAGCTGACAATGATATCAATGCAATCAAAAACAAAGGAATGATTCCACAAGGTTATGTTGTGAACCATTTCTTAACTGACTCTGATGCATTCTTTATCATTACAGATGTACCAAATGGCTTAAAGTACTTCGAAAGATCCCCAATTAGAACTTCTATGGAGGGAGATTTTGAAACTGGTAACGTTAGATACAAAGCTAGAGAAAGATACAGCTTCGGCTTTTCTGACCCTAGAGGTGCATTCGGTTCATCAGGATCAGCGTAAAGACTTTTATTATAGGGCGGGCTTGACTCGCCCTATAATTCACTATAATAACATCCGTGAGAAGATGAAAACCTACCTAATAAAAGTATTTCTAGAAGGCATAAAAATCCAATTTACATTGGAATCTGAACCTATTTCTGTTACAGAAATGTTACATCAGAAAGTACTTGACTTTCTGGGAAAAACAAGTAAAGAGCAATTAGAAAAAATGATTAGTCCTAAACAGATTAGTAATTTTTTCTATATAACCTATGAGGAGGTTGAACGTGACATCATTGTCCCAATCACTTCTGGCCAAGAAAATAGACTTGGAATCACAGTGGAACAAGTCTTATCTTGAACAGGGAAAACTAACGACTGATATGCAGTGGTTAGACGTTGAGTTGAAGGAAGTCAAAAGACAAATTCTTCAACAGGATCTTGAAGCCGCTAGACAAGAAAATAACCTTGTTTTAAGCGAAGAAGAAGATCCAGCATTTATAGCTAGCTAAACTAGTTATATAATTGGAATAAAAGTGAGAGAAACTTAAGCCACCTCTTGCTCTTTTTAAAAAATTAAGCTATATTTAACATACTATACATTAACATCTGATGTAGACGCGTATAGTCGACATTGCCTAATGACTGCATTGGATTAATAGGAGGATAATAAGATGACTACAAAAAGTACATTTCAAGGATACGTAAGAACTTACGGAGGAGAAGATAGAAATTCTGGTGTTACACCAGGAACTCTAATTGCTTCTGAAGTTATTACTTTCTTGAGTTCAACAGCAACTGCAACTGCAGTGTCTGTTGGAGCAACAGTAAACGCTAACGCTCCATTCGTGTTACCACAAGGAGCTATACCAACTAATTTTATAGTTTTAACAGCAGCAGGAACAACTACAACTGCAACTATTAATTTTGGTTCAGCAGCTAATGCAACTAGTATTGCACAAAATTTAGTTGTTGGTGCTAGAGCAGCAGTATTAATGACTGGAGCTTCAGTTATTGCTACTGGTCTTCCAGCTAATACAACAGTTGTTGCTAATGTTGGAAGCACAGCAGGTTCAGGAAACGTTACAGGTGTATTTGTATATACATTTGCTGACCAAACTGCACAACCTGGTGAAATAGGTCCAGCTTAATTAATTTTTAATGGAGCTCCTTCGGGAGCTCTATTAATATAAGGAGATAAAATGAGTTACAAAAGTGATGTAAAACCAGTCGTTACAAGTTCTACAAACGCAGTTCTTTTTACAGGACCTACAAGACTTCGTGGTTATATGATTCAATCGACAGGAAGTTCAGGAACAGCAATTATTAATGGTTTAGCAAATGCTACAACTGTTAGTTCTTCTACTAACACGCAAGTTTATATTCCAGTTCAAGTTGCTGCTAATCAAACTGAAACATTAAACATTCCTGAAGATGGTGTTCTATATGCTACAAGAAATGGTACAGGAATTGTTGACGGTATTGGTGTAACTGCAAATAGTGGTGCATTAAGTATTACGTTATTTATAGACAAGTAGGAGAGTAGATGACTACTTCCGGAACTACAAGTTTCAATCTTGAACTAGATGAGCTTTTTGATGAAGCTTATGGACGTGTAGGTATTGGAGGAACTAGAACTGGTTATCATTTAAAAGCAGCAAGAAGAAATTTAAATATTTTATTATCTGAATGGGATAATAGAGGTGTACATTTATGGAAAGTAAAATTAGCTACAATTCCATTAGTATTAGGACAAGCTGAATATAGTTATACTATTGATCCGACAAATTATCCAAACGATATTAATGATGTATTAGAAGCATATATTAGAAATAATACTTCACCTAATGCTTCATTACCAACGGATACCTCATTAACTAAAATAGATAGATCTGCATATGCAGCATTACCTAATAAATTATCACAAGGAACACCTTCTCAATATTATGTTCAAAGAACATATCAACCAAGTATATTCTTATATCAAACACCAGGATCTGGATTTTCTAGTCAAAGCACACCAAGCAATTATCAATTAAGATTTTATTATCTTGCAAGAATTGAAGATGCTGGAAAATATACAAACACTCCAGATGTCGTATTTAGATTTTTACCATGTTTAACTTCTGGTCTTGCTTACTATTTAAGTATTACTTACCGACCAGAAAAAACTGAAATGTTAAAGTTAGTTTATGAAGATGAATTACAAAGAGCTTTACAAGAAGACGGTCAACGCACCTCGTTATTTATATCACCAAAAACATTCTATGGAGATGGTGTATAATGACAACTTTTGCTACAGGTAAGAAGTCTTACGCCATATCAGATCGATCTGGCCAACGATTCCCGTACGACGAAATGGTAACCGAGTGGAATGGATCATTTGTTCATTATACAGAATACGAACCAAAGCAACCACAACTTGAACCAAAAGTAC